CTCCGGCGCTTCCCTCTTGCGGTCGCGCACCGGCTGGAGCCGCTTGGAGCGGCGCAGCCAGATACGCTCGCCGCCGCTGTGCGGTATCTCGTAGAACGGCATACGGCTCACCTCCGGACGAAGATGGGGTGGTGTTCCTTCGGTCTCCGCGCCCGGTCAGGCGGCACGGTGCGGTAGCGCGGTCCTCCGGGACGGGTCACGGCCAGCACGTCGCCGGTCCAATCCACGTCCAGCGCCGAGGCGTCCTGCCCGATGAAGCGGTGGGCGACGCGCGTGCTCTCTTCGCGCCTGCGGTCCGTGACGTGGTGGCCGGCCAAGGACGGACCGTCAGCGTGGTCCACGAGCGACGGCCACGTGTACCAGACCCGGGAGCGGCGTTCCGTCTCCCAGAAACGCGACAGGCGGCGGTCGTAGTTGGGGACGCCGTGCATGGTGTCGCAGTAGGCCACCATGCTCTCGATAGCGGCGGTGGGCACGACGACCAGCGGTCCCCAGCCCAGCAGGTTCATGGTCAGCCAGGAGACGGGACGCTCGCTCGCCTGCGCCACGGCCCGGTCCACGACCGTGCGGTACGGCCGGACGCGGCCCACGTATCCGCAGAGCGGCACGTCCTCCGGGATATAGGCCAGCGCCCGCTCCAGACCCGCGCAGAGGTCGCGGCACACGAGCACGTCGTCTTGGATGACGGCGTGGTGCGTGGCCTCCGGGTCGTAGCTGAGCATGGCCCGCCGCCCCGTGTCCCAGCGGTCGTTCTTCTCGTCCCACACGACGGTACACTCCCGGTCCAGCGCGGCGAGGATGCGGCCCACGCTCCCGGAGCGGGACGGGTGAGCCATCATGGCGAGCGAGAGGACCGGCGCTCGCCGCCGCGGTATCTCGGCGGGACGCGTGACGGTCGCCCGCGGCGCGTCCTCGTGCACCCACGCCCAGACCGGCGTGTGCCCGTAGGGTCCGACCGGGCGGCGATAGCCGAGCCCCGAGAGCAGCGCCGTGATTGCGTCCCTCTGGTCGCCCGCCTCCGCGAAGATGACGGGCCGGTCCCGGCCGATGACGTGCTGCCCGGAGCGGAGGACGCCCAGGGCGTCTCCCTCCACGTCCACCTTCAGCAGACCCACGCGCTCGTCCCACAGCAGCTCATCCAGGCGGACCACGGGCACCGTCCCGGAGTCTCCGCCGTCCACGACGCGCGACATTCCGGAGTTGCCGTCCGGTCCCGGGATGACGCGCCCGGTCCGCCACGCGGGGTGCACGGCAGCGCGGACGAGGCGCACCCGGTCAGAGACGCGGGACGCCTCCACCGTCGTGCGCAGCCGCGCGAACGTCTCGGCGTTCGGCTCGACCGCCAGGACGCGAGCGCCGCACTCACAGGCGAAGAACGCGGTGTGATTGCCGACGTGGGCACCCACGTCCACGTACAGTCCCTCCGGCTCCAGAGCGGCCACGGCGGCGAGCGTGTCGGCTTCGTAGTAGCGCCCGGACGCCACGACGCGCCCGATGTGGTCCTCCGGGTCCGCCGCGACCTCCGCCCGGCCCACCGGATACGTCCGGTGAGGCTCCAGCGGGTCCATGTGGTCCTGCGGCTCGCTCGTGCGCAGCGTCTCGTGCATGAGGGACGGAACGCCTTGGTGGTAGGTGAGGGAGCGCTTGACGCGGTAGAGCCGTGCGCCGGACGCGACGAGCTTGCGCGAGAGCGCCGCGCCGGTCCCGGAGCCGCGTCCCTTCGCCAGCCACTCCGCGGAGGGTTCGTCTACCGCGAAGCCGACCCGCTCCAGGAGCTCCCGGCGCGAGAGGTAGAGTCCGTCCACCCAGCCGACCTCCACGCCCGCGCCGACCTCGCGCGGCCGGACGTTCGTCCAGCAGGCTCCCGGACGCGAGCGGTGGGAAGCGACGTTCATCCCCACCGGCTGCTCCAGGGTCTCCCACGCAGCGATAGCGCGGGCGAAGAATCCTTCACAGAGGCGCATGTCATCCGGGAGGAACACGTACCAGTCCGCAGGCGCGTCCCGGAGGTCCGCCAGCTCGTCGGAGACCAGCCGCCAGTGCCCTTCCCGGCCACGATGCTCCGGCTGGCTCGTGAACGCATAGCCGCGTTCCGCGCAGAGGTCACGCACGGTCTCGTACTCCGGCGAGGCGTCGTCATAGACGCGCACCTCCACCTCCCCGTCGAAGCGGCTGCGCTCCCGCTCCACGTCGTCCAGGAGCAAGAGCAGCGCCGCTAGCCGGGCATAGGTGATGACCGAGACGACGATGCGCGTCCGCGGCGGGAGGGCGAGCTGCCACGGCGTCTCCCGGGCGACCCGCGCCTGCTCGGCGCTGGTGTCCATAGCGCCGCCTTCCCCGCGGGAGGACGCCCGCCAGATGCTCGGTCCCCGGAACCTGGAGAGACGCAGCCAGCCGCGGCGGTGCGGGAGGACGATACGCGGGACGCCGCGCCCGTTCGCCCAGCGGGCCAGCCAGAGGTCCGCCATGTTCGGGCACTCGAAGATATCCGGCGGGACGGAAAGCGAGCGGTGCCAGGCCATCGCGCCGGTCCCGAGGACGTGGACGGCGTGCTCGCCCTCCACGGCCGAGAGACAGTGGAAACGCGTCTCCACCGAGCGGTGGTAGTCCGCGGGATTCTCCACGAGGCGAGCGCCGTGCATCCCCACGAGCGCCCGGCGGTGGTAGCGCTCCACCCCGGCGATGAGCGTCTGTGCCCAGCCCGGCGGGTACACGAGGTCGTCGTCGCACGTCAGGTGGTAGTCGTAGTCCTCCGCCCCGGCCCAGAAGAACTTGCCCGCGTCCCCGCGGTCCCCGTGCGTCTGTGACCGCGCCACGTCGATACGCGGGTCACCGCGCAGGAACTTGGGCACGCCCGTATAGCCGTTCAGGTAGACGCCGAGGCGGTCTACCTGAGGTAGCAGGCTCTCGACGGTGTGCCGCAGAGAGGCGGACCTAGCGGGGATGGAGGCGAGGGAGGCTCGTATCATGTGGCGTCACCATAGGAACGGCGAGCCAGCCGGGAGTGGCCGGCCAGCCCGCCGCTCCATACTCCGCTACTCCGCTCAGCTACCCGTGGAGGTAGCCGCGGCGGTCACGATGCCGTCCGGCCTGAGCAGCTTCGCCCCGTAGAGCAGCAGCCCGCGGACCACGTCCGCGAAGTGCTTCTGAGAGCGCAGCGCCTCGACCTCGTTGATTTGCGTCACGAGACCGATAGCGCTCGGCGTCCCGGCCCACACGAGGTAGTCCGCTCCGCCGGAGGTCACGACCGGGTTGGAGTTGGACTCGTACACGTCGAACCCGGCTGCGCGGCCGATATGGCCGTTCAGCAGAGCGTCGGCGGACTTGCTCCCCAGCGCCTCGTTCTTCACGAACTTGTCGTTGTTGAGCAGGAGACCCGCGACCCACGGCGGGACCACGCACCAGCGCCCGGCGTCCGGGATATCGGCCTCCGCGCACTTGGTCCTCATGTCGATGAGGAGGTCATACGCGTCGTCGCCGTCCGCGAGGTCCACAGCGCCGATTTCGTTGCCGGAGTCCGCGCCGGAATAGAGGTCCGCCACGTACTCATCCACGGTCTTGGCGAACCCGTACCCGGCGTTCGTGGTCGCCTCGCCCACCAGGTTCCCGGCCATCTGCCGCTTGTCCACGTCGTCAACCTCGAACGCGAAGTAGTGCGCCTGGTCGACGGTAAGCGCCTGGCTCGTGGTGGCCAGCGTCTCCGGGTCAATCTCGGTCGTGCCCGGGGTGTAGTCACCCACGGTCACCGACCCCAGCGTGTTGATGTGGACGGTATCGCCCGCCTTGCTCAACTCGCCCTCGTAGTCCCGGGACGCGAGGTCCGCGTACACGAGCTTGCGCTGGAAGTTGAGCAGGAGCTTTGCCGACCAGATTTCGGGAACGAACGTTGCGACGCTCACCAAGAGCCTCCTTGTACTGAGGTACGGACTCCGCTTTACGCTCGTCAGCGGCCCTTGGTTGGGGCATCTTCCGCTTCCCGGCGCTAGGTCCGGGAACCCGTGTTTAGCGTCCCGTCGGACGTGGCTCTATGGTAGGACGAAAGTCCGCCCGCGAACGCGGGCATCTTTCACTCCGTGATACGTCCTTCCCGGAACGCGGCGTCGATTTCAGCCTCGTGCTTGGCGTACTCGTCGGGGTGCCGACCAAGCTCCCGGATTTGCGCCCGCGTCCACGTGGTCTTGTTCTCGCCGCCTATCTCCGTCCCGGAGCGCTGCGGAGCGGTAGCGCCGAACAGCTCCGGCACGTCCGCCT